CTCACGCACACGGCTGAAATGATTAGGCAGCGCAATCAGGCATCAGCAGGAGCGCAGGCCGTGATGGGTGGCACCGAGGAGAGTGCAGCAGCAGCGAAAGAGGCTAATGCAAAAGCACTGTCAGACGCTACCAGTCAGATTGCAGTCGCTGGCGCACAGCGCAAAGACCAGATTGAGGGTCAGTACCGCGAGAGACAGCAGCAACTTGATGAGAAGCTGCGTGAACTCGAAGCAGGTAAGGTTGATGGCTTCGGCATGGTAAGTAACGCTATCGGTGGAGCCGCTAACGGCTTTGCCAGTGGCATGGGACTTGGTTAATCACGTAAACAATATAGCATTATGGCAGCAAATCCATTTGGTACAACAATACCGAGAGGTGCTACGTCATTCTACAACTTTTCGCAGAATGATGATGGGCAACAGCCCGTAGCGACCACACAGGACGATGGAGGAAACGGCACACCTGCCCCTCCATCGCTTGCAACACCTACACTCGTAGGTAATGGAGGCTCATCGTCCTCAACAACGACTACTACGACAACCACTACAAGCCCCTATGCGCAGTTCAAGGGTAACAACTACGAAGAACTGGAGCAGTTTCTTCGTGGTCAGATGGAGAGTATCAAGCCCGAGACAAAGGAGGAACGAGAGAAACGAGAGAAGCGCGAGAAGCGCATTGGCTTCCTCGCAAGGCTCGCTGAGGGCTTGGGAACATTCCACACGGCGTTTTCTCATGCGCGTGGCATCAAGGCTATGGATATGCCTAAGATGTCAGCGAAAGCCAAAGAACTGTTTGAGAAAGCCAAGGCACAGCGCGACAAGGACAATGACAGGCTGGTGAATTACGCTATCACCCTCGGCAACATCAAGGACAAAGACCGCGACTTTAATTTCCGTGTCACGCAAGCAGAGCAGCAGCAGAACAACTGGCAACAACAGTTTGACGCAGGTCGCAAAGACCGTGCCGACGATGTGGCTTTCCGCGACAAGAAGTTTGACTCTGACAACGACCACTGGCAGAAAGGTTTCGACGAGAACAAACGTCAGTTTGATGTCACCTCCAAGGAGCATGAACGCCACAACAGAGCATCCGAGGGACTTCAAGCTGCTGGAATTGCCGAAACGAGACGGCATAATAAGGCATCCGAGGGCTTGGAGCGTCAGCGTATCGCAGCATCGCAGGACGGCAAATACACAGAGTTCTATTCGGGCAATGGCATGGTTCGCATTCCTAACACCCGACTGAACCAGCACAATATCTCGTATGTGTTCAGCAAAACACCGTCCGCAGGTCGCCCGATGCCAACCACTACGTTTGAAGGTACGAAACCAGTTTCAGCCGACCAAATGATGGACTGGATTGGTTCAAACATCGACGACCCGAACGTGCAGAGTGCTTTGCGTGCCATCGGTGGCGTAACCACTTCCGAAGACAACACACCTCCAAGCAGAAGAAACAATAAAAGTAATACCCCACCAAGCAGAAGATAATCGACTATGTGGAATGACGACGATAGAAAATGGCTCTATGAGCAAATGAGGAAGAACGGCGTAAACACAGGCAGTTACGACGACTTCACAAAGAGCCTTGACAATAAAGAAGACCGCGATTGGTACTACCAAAAGAGCCGCAGTTTAGGCTTGAATGTTGGAAGTGCTGACGATTTCGCAAGTATGATGGTTCAGCCAGTGCAGAAACCTGCACCAGTAAAGACTACGACAACGCAGCCTACACAGATACAGGCACAGGTTAACCCCACTGTCAAGACATCTGTGCAGCCAGCACAGGAGGAACAGCCAGCGCAGCAAGGTGGCTGGAAACCAAGTTGGCAGCAGCAGATGGGTATGCAGATATGGATGGACGACTTCAACAGGAACTTAAAGAAGTCGGAACAGGACTTCAATACCCGTATGGAGAACATCCGCAAGGGCAACACCTTGGGTAAGACCAGCGAAGTGAAGTTCAACCCGGAAAGCGGAAAGATGGAGCGCAGGTATTACACGACGCATGGCGATGAAGTAACAACACCGCTGGAGCAGTCGCGCCTCAATCTGAAATACCGTGACGAGTGGGAAGCCACAACACCCGAGGGACGCAAACACCGCGAGAAGCGAATTGAGAATGACTTTGAGCGTCGTGTGGGTGCATCACTTGACAAGTACGACCCAGACAATGCCGCAGCAATGGTATGGCAGCAGGCAGAAGACAAAGCCAGTGAGTCATTTAGGGAATACGTTGACAGGCGCAGACAGCCAACATTGGCAAATGCTCTCCATGATATGGCTGATGCCTCCAATGTCACAGGTGGCGTAGGCATGGATAACATCGAATACGGCATCAAGGCGTTTACTGAGCATCTGAAGTATCACGACCTGCAACGTATGGCTGATGATGCTTGGAACATGCTTGGCAAGGAGAAACAGCAGTCCATCATCGAAGATATGTACGGCGCACTGAAGAACCGTTACCCACAAGCCACAGAACAGCAGTTGCAGCAAGCAGCAACGGAAATGGCGCGTGAACAGAGCGACCGCCGTATGTATGAACTGGCAGTAGCCAAGAACGCCCCTAAAGATGCAGCAGAATACTTCATCCGCAAGGTTGCAGCAGGTAACGCAATGGGGACATTGATGCAAGCAGCGGCAAGAGCGCAAGCAGGTACAACAGGCGACTGGGAAGCACGCGAAGATGCAGAACAACGCTTTGAGAAGCAAGGACACAAGGTCGCAGGTATCGCAGGAACAGTTACAGGCTTTGCCTTAGACCCTCTCACTTGGGCATCTGCAGGTGCAGGTGGCGCAGCCGTTAAAGGCACAACTTGGCTCGGTGGCAAGATGATTGGCGAAGCAGCCATGCGTAAGTTTGGCACCACGCTCGGAGGTCGTATGCTTGGTGGAGCCATTGGTGGTGCTGTGAACTTCGGCACATACGAGGCAGGAAGCGAAGCACTCGACCAAATGAAGTGGGGAGGTTACATTGACGAGGAAACAGGTGAACGCAAGGACGGTTTCTCGTTTGGCAATGTGGCAGGGCGTGCAGGACACGGCTTGATGATGGGTGTAGTAACTGGTGTAATTGCTCCATACCTCGGCAATGTAAGCGACAAACTTGTCAGAGCCACCGAAAGCACCGTTGGCAAGATGGGCATCCGTTCCGGTGAACTTGGTGTAGGAACAGTTGCAGAGGGAACAATCTTTGCCGTGCCGGAGATTATCGACACCTACGGACAATATGGCGACCTTATTAACTCACTTTCTGATGAGAGCAGCCCCAACTATATTGCAGACGAACAGGAACGTGCATCCAAGATTGAGGAACTTCGCAATAGTCGTGGTGACGCGCTGATGGACGTTTGGACTGATAACATGGCAATGATTGCAGGTTTCAAGGCACAACATCTGTTGAAGTCTGCACCGCGTGTTATCTACGACCTTGCACGCTCCAAGAACGGCAAGGCTGGTTTTGAGACACGTTTACGTTCAATTCTTGACGGACGCGGTGACCTTGCACTTACTGAGGACGAGAAGAAAGAACTGGAACGCAGAGGGTACGGCGACTTAAAAGACCTCACGGAGGAATACAGCCGTTATGCCGAAGCCAAAGAAGAATATGACAAGGCTCGTCCTACCACCACCGATGCAAGCAGAATGATTGAGGGAGGCGACGGACAGGCTGAACTACCATATAACCGCTTTGTCGAGTTGATGACAGATAACAGCGTCAGCGAGGCAGCACGTGCCAAGATGTACTACTATCTCACAGGGCATGGTCTGCCAATGTCAACCGTCATGGGTTCAAGCATCCTTGAAGACAAGGACGCAGACGGCAACGTGACAGGTTACACCGTGCAGTCGTTTGGTGCAAATGGAGTGATTACCAGTCGCTCGTTTGGCGACAAGAAACGTGCAGACGTGGAGGTGAACCGCATCAACAGGCAAGCAGAGTTGAACGGCTTTGACGTGGGTGAGCGTTATTATGACTGGCAAGGCGACAACAAGCGTATGTATGAGGCTTGTGAGACTGTTGCAGAGGAAACAGGCGCACCTGCCAACCTTTTGTTTGACCTCATGAAGCGCAAGACCGAAGCAATGAATGAAGTTGAATTGGAGTGGGCAGAGAAAATCCTTAATGCCTACAACGGTCTTGGTGACAAATACGGTTCATCGGAAGTACGCATAGCCATCAATGAAGAATTTGGTGTAGATGTTGACAAGGCTATCCGTAAGGAGCGCAACC